GATTTTAAACGCTTGACAGATACGCTAGGACCTGATATAATAGAGATATCACATAGACTCACTTATGAAGAACGAACAAAGTATATTAAAAAGACAGCGAAAAGCAAGACTATCTTTGGCACGAAATAAAGCAAAAGATCCTGATATGAAAAGAATATGGGGAAATAAAATTAAAGAGATTGATAATAAACCAATACACTATGGTGACGACCCAAACTGGCGTCTAAGATGGTCTAAATTTTTTAGGAGAATGCCTTGAACATATTTTACTTACATAAAGATCCTAAAATCTGTGCTGAAATGCACATAGATAAACATTGTGTAAAAATGATTATCGAGTATGCTCAATTAATGTCAACGGCACATAGAATGCTTGATGGTTTAGAATATGAAGGCAGAACTAAAACTGGCAGACGGGTTAAAAGATGGTTATGTGAAAATATCGCTAAAGAACAAATTGTATATAAGGCCAGTCATATACATCACCCTAGTGCTGTGTGGGTGAGAGAAAGTGCTTATCAATACTGGTGGTTATATCAAATGTGGTCTCACCTGTGTGATGAATTTACATATAGATATGGCAAACAACATTTAACAGATTACAAATTAAGAAAAGTATTAAGAGAAATACCTAGAAACTCACCACTTAATAAACCATTTACAGAACCACCACAAGCTATGCCTGATGAGGTAAAAGTAGTAGGTGATTCTATAACAGCATACAGACAATATTATATGAAACATAAGAGAGGATTTGCAACATGGAAGAAAGATCGAAAGCCAGCGTGGTTTCAGTAGAAGAGGCACACGAAGATATATTAGACCTGGCTGGTAAAATGTTAATGAAAGGAACTCCACCTCAGATGGTGTGTTCTTGTCTTATCGCTGTTGCACTTAGAAGCTATATGACTCTAATGACTAAAGAGGAAGTAGTTATGTTATTAGAACATATAATAGAAGATATAGATAGGGTTAAACCTTATGATATCACAATGCCATCAACGGAGGTACACTAATGGGCAAACACATAAAAACATCTATGGATGAGAAAGTTATAGATTATCTTGCCATAGAACTATACAAAGCAGATCCTGACAATGTAGTATTAAATAAATTTATGAATATGAAGAATGAAGAAGGATATGCTTTAACAAAGACTATAAATAAGTTTAAAGAAACAGGTAAACATCCTGATCATTATAATACAGACGGAACTTGGAAGTATCCTAACAATAAAATGACATTCGATCAATTTAAACTATAATGCCTCTATATACTTTTAGAGATAAGAAAACTGGTGAAGAGTGGGAAGATATGATGAGCATATCTGAGATGGAGAAATTCAAGAAGAAAAGAAATATCGAACTAGTACCTACAAGTGTAGGTATTGTTAGTAGTGTCGGTCAATTAGATAGTAAAATTGATGATGGTTTTAAAGATGTTTTACATAAGATATCAGACGCTCACCCACATTCAGACCTTGCTGATAGATACGGCAAAAAGACTGCTAAACAAGCAAAGTCTAAGGCGGCACTAGATAAAATCAAAAAGAAGTACGGGAAGATAACAGAATAGATAAATAGTATATGTTGCTGTCGAGACATTTACAACACCGTGCTTTAGCACATAATAAGTTGAGTAAATCAATCCGACAAGGCAACAACACCGGGGCGAGTAGGGCACCGGGACAGGCGAATAAATTACTACTCGCCCACCAAAAGGAAGAAATATGGATTTAGATTTTTTAGATGGTTTTGATACCGATTTAGATTGGGGTTTTACCACTACTGACGCAAAACCTAGTGAGACAAAAGATACTGAAGCAGTTGCAAAGACAGCTGCTACTGAAGTTGCCAAGGTAACTGATGGATCTTTAAAAGCACTAGAGAGTAAATTAGACAAAATATATTCAGCAGTTAATTCTGCCAAGTCTGAAATCAAAGAAAAGAATCAGACTGAACTTGATATTGCTAAGAAACAAATGGATGATGAATACGACTTGAGAAAAGATAATCTTGGCAAAGAAATGAAAACAAAGTTTACTGAGTTAGAGAAGTTAGTAATACCTTTGATGTTAAAATTAGCAAAGGCACCAGAGAATTATATTTACTGGCCTAATCGTAAAACAGTTATCGAATCACAATTAAAGAAAATAGTAGCAATTACTAGAGGTAAATAATGCAACTGAGCAAAAACTTTAGTCTAAACGAAATGACTAAATCTGATACTGCCGCAAGAAAAGGTATTGATAATACACCTACCGAAACACATAAAGAGAATATGAAACTCTTAGTGGATAAAGTTTTACAACCTGTTAGAGATCACTTTGCAAAAAGTGTAAGAGTAACCTCTGGTTATAGATCAGAGGAATTGTGTGAGGCGATTGGATCAAGCAAAACTTCTCAACACGCAAAAGGTGAAGCAGCAGATTTTGAGATCACAGGTATTGACAATAAAGAATTGGCAGAATACATAATAGATAATCTAGATTTTGACCAAATCATATTAGAGTTTTATAATGATGGCGATCCAAATAGTGGTTGGGTACATTGTTCCTATAAACTACACGGTAATAGAAAACAAGTATTAAGAGCGTCTAGAGTTGACGGCAAAACACACTATACTCACGGCTTGACAATCTAGTAAAAACCTGTTATAATATACATTATGAGTAAATTGAAAGAATATTTTAAAACCAAAGGTATGAAAACCTTTGTTCATCAACCCGTAGATGATCTACCTAAATTACTAACTGAAAATATAAATGGCGGAAGATATTATATTTCACCAACAGGTGAAAAGTATCCTTCGATTACTACTGTTCTTGCACCAAGAAATAAAGAAGGCATAATTGCTTGGCGTAAAAAAGTAGGTGAAGAAAAGGCAACATTTATTGCTAATGAAGCTGCAAGACGAGGTACTGCTGTACATAAATTAGTTGAACAGTATCTTAACAATGAAGATTTATCAGACGCAGGTGTTTTACCACTTGCCTTATTTACAGTTATGAAAGAAGAACTAGATAAGATTGATAATATTAAAATACAAGAAGGCAGTTTATATAGTGATGAATATAAAGTTGCAGGTCAAGTTGACTGTATCGCTGACTATGATGGTAAACCTTGCGTTATAGATTTCAAAACTTCTACTAAAGAAAAGAAAGAAGAATGGATTGAAAACTATTTCATACAAGGTGCTGCCTATGCAGAAATGTATAAAGAAAGATATGGTAAAGACATAGAAGATATTGTAATACTGATTGTAACCGAACAAGGTCTTAACCAAGTCTTTCATAAAAAGAAACAAGATTATCTACCACAATTAAAAGAAGCAATAGAAAACTTTAATGGCAATAATAACACCTAATAAATTTGCACTTCTTATCGAGAATATGGTAAGAAATAAAAAGGTTACACATTGGGAAGCAGTCTTAATGTATTGTAAAGATAATGATATTGACCCAACAGGTATGGGTAAAATGATTAATAAATCATTAAAAGAAAAACTAGAAGTAAATGCTATGGATTTAAGATTATTGAAAGAAAGGATGGGCAGATTGCCTTTATAAAATGGATGGATTTGATGTCTATAAAATCTACCTTGCAGTCAAACTTCACTTCACTTCAGAATCGTATGACTACTTTAAGCACAATGGTAAGACAACAGCGAGACTCAAAACATTTACTAAAAGGCGTGATAGATATTTTTTTCACAAGTTGTCGAGGTCTTATAGCAATAACGATTGCATTGATTATTTTGTTAGTGGATTCATTGATGGTGGCAATGTTTGGATTGGTGATGTTGTTGGAAAAACTGCTAGTGAAAATTATGCCAGATGGCGAAAACGAATAGAGAGTTTAAGTTATGTATTCCAAGGCGATATTGATACTTTATTTGAATTCATTGAGGAGAAAGGAATCAAATTTGATGACCTATTCAAAGTCAAAGAAGGCCAACACCCACCATTGGTCAAGTTATTTCTTGCCTCTAAGATAACATTAGAAACTATGATCATCTTAAATGATATTCTAGGTTATACAAAACAGTTTAATAAACAAATAAAAGAAAATGTCATCTGGCCTAAAAAATATAAATTAATGATGAACTATAAACCATTTCTAAGATACAATTTAACAAAGATGAAAATGATAATAAAGGGAAAAATAAATGATAGGGGATAGAAGCATATATACTTTTGAGCAAGATAATCTAGAACTACAAAATGAGGTTCATAGATTAAGAGAGAAAATAAAAAAGATAAAAAAGATTAATGATGAAGATGGTGCAACAGCACTAACTAAACAAGTTATGATTAAAAGTATAATTGATGGTCTTAAACCAGAAGCATATAGGTCTTTCAATGTAGATGAAGGCGAGGAATGACAGTTTTTAATAATCTATGGGGCGTTCCTGTTTATAAAGTAAATACAAATTATACATACAGCAATTTTACACCAGAAGCAAAAGATTATATTGATGATTATATAAAAAATACAGATGAGAATAGTAAGACCGTTAATGTATTTGTAGAGAGAGGTCACTTTCTAGATAATCTTAAATTAGAAAAGATTAAAGAACTTATCAGCACACACGCTTATTATTTTAGAGATAATATTATGATGTGTACAAATGAATTAGAAGTACAAGCAAGTTGGTTAACTGTAAATCATAAAGGGTCTAATCATCCAGCACACAATCACGCTCATACAATATTTTCTGTATGTTATTATCCTAGGGCTGACTCTGGTAATTTAATATTACAAGCACCAGATGGTAAAAGTACTTGGCAAAAAGAATACAGAATGGGATTTCAATATACTGAATTCAATGAATGGAGTGCTACCAGTTGGTCAATACCAGTTATGTCAGGTGATGTAGTTATATTTCCTGGTTGGGTTCATCATAGTACCACACCAAATGAATCTGAAGAACCTAGACTTATGATTGGTGCCAATTATTGGTTAAGAGGTAATATGCAATTTTTTGATGAATTGGACAGGATTAATATTTGACATTTATTCAAAAAGGTGTTATAATAGAATCATAATTTAACAAGGAGAGAATATGTACACATTAGAAAGTGAACGAAATAGAAGAATTATACTAACCTCAGAGGATAAAGAGGGTATAATAAAAGTTTGTCGAGAACTAAACGAACTCGATCAAAATGCCACTATGGTAGAGACTTTTGCAGTTACCAAAGGCGGCGAAACTATTTATGGTGGACAAGTAAAGTCCTTATAAATACTACTATATGATGAATAAAGTGGATAAGATTAATACTTACAATAATACTTACAACATACGGAGATATATAAATGAATACAAGTATAGCGGCCTTAAAAAGGTCAAGATCAAACCTAGACGCACTCACTAAAGAACTTAGTGGTGTATCCTCAAATACCAAACAATCATATGTTGATGATAGATTCTGGAAACCAGAACTAGATAAAACTGGGAATGGTTATGCCGTTCTTAGATTTTTACCTGCTGTCAAAGACGAAGATTTACCTTGGGTTAAAATGTGGTCACACGCATTTCAAGGCCCTGGTGGTTGGTATATTGAGAACTCTTTAACTACAATGAATCAAAAAGATCCAGTTAGTGAAGAAAACAGTCGTCTTTGGAATTCAGGCATTGAAGCAGATAAAGAGATTGCTCGTAAGAGAAAAAGAAAACTATCTTACTATGCAAATGTTCTTATTGTTTCAGACCCTAAACATCCTGAGAACGAAGGTCAAGTAAAACTATTTAAATTCGGTAAAAAGATATTTGATAAGATTACTGATAAAATGCAACCTCAATTTGAAGATGAGAAACCTATCAACCCATTCGATTTCTGGGAAGGTGCAGACTTTAAATTGAAGATCAGAAAGGTAGATGGATTCTGGAATTATGATAAATCAGAATTTGATTCACCTAAACCTATTGCGGATAATGATGAGTCTATTGAAGGCATATGGACTAAACAGTATCCGTTAAAACCATTTCTAGAGGCGTCAAACTTTAAGTCTTATGATGAGCTGAAAAGCAAACTTGATAAAGTATTGACAGGTTCTAGAAGTACTGGCACAGTTGAAGATATGGTTACCCCACCTTCCATATCAGAAACGCCAGATGTATCACCAGAAGCAGTAGCGGGTTCTTCGTCAAACGATTCCGTTGATGATGATGAGACGCTGTCCTA